TATGATCCTGGATTATAATTCTTTCCAGAATTTGTTAGAGTCCCTTCAAACTCGGTAACTGTTAGATTTGCTGTTGCAAAATCTCCAGTTCCACCATTTAGAGAAATATCGGAATAAAGACCAGCATCATAGTTAGATCCAGAATTTTGAATTGCTGTACCAAAATCACTTAAAACTTTTTTCTGTAAAATAAAATCTTTAAATGACTTTATAGATTGTTGTGAAATATTAAATAATTTTTTTCCGTTAGAAACGTATTCTATTGTACTTTGCTCTGGTCTATAAATTCCTAAAGAACTTTCATTCACGAATGCCAATGAAGGGAGAGTTTTTGACCCATCTCCAATTTTTAGGTTGCCAGTAGCAAGATCGCTACCACCTTGAGAGATACTGAAAATCTGATCACCAATCTGGTTGATCTTCTGCCTTTGAATCTCAAAGGTATCAGTTCTAGCGACGTTAATTGCTGGCATTTTTTACTAACTCTCTAAGTAGGGATTTGATTTCAGAGATTTCATCCTTCAACATATTTATGTCTTCCAACGCGGAATTCAAGTGTTTTGTTTTACGCCTCGCTTCAATAGCAGAGGCGTTCTGATTGATGATAGCACCTGTATTTTCGTCTCTTACAAGACCATCGTGCCCTTTTACTTTGATGTAACCCATACGCGGAAATTAGAAAGCTGCGACAGCTCTAATATCTTGAATCTTAGGAACGTATGCTGGATCTACTCCCTTCATTACAATCTTAATTGCGAATGAAGAGAACTCGGGTAGACTTGCTACGCTATACTTGAGATCTTGATATGATGATTGCTTTTCAACAACACTTGAGATGCTGTTGTCAGCAGTAGCGATTTCCAATGAATCTGGTTCTCCTGACTCATTGAAGTAGAACCACTCAGCATCTTCAAAGTTTTCTTGACTTGATGCTCTCTTGTACTTGTAAAGAACTTCAATATTTGAAATATCTTTTACGTTTGCTAGGAGGTGAACATCAATCGCAGTCGCAGGATTCGTAATGTAGATTTCCTTAGTTACGTACTTAGCAGCAGAAGAACTATTTTTGGACGTATCTTCAGCAACGAAGTCAGCGCCATTAGAATAAGAAACCCTCTGTACTTCTAGGAAGAATGCCTCATCATCTGGTTGATTTGGATATGAGATAATATCACCAACTCTAAAGATATCTGGAAGTTGATCTATCACTTCATTCGCTCTAGCAAACAAGTTGCTATCAATAATTCTCGAAGTATAATCATCATTGATTGGTTGTAGATCAGTTCTAAGAGTTAGTTGTCTTGTAGTTCTATTCCAGATTACAGACTTACCAGTAATACGATTGTCATATGTCTCTAGAATCTTAGACTCAACTGGATTTCTAGCAACGATTGTAATTGACTCACCAGCAGCAGACTGAGTTGAGCTGTTGATAATAGGCGTTACTAGAGATGGATTAGATCCAACAGTAACAACTGGAGCACCTTGAGTGTTGGTAAATTGAGTTAGTTCGACGGTCTCATTTAGTGTAAATCCTTGCTTAGTTCTAACTCTAACCCAGATGTTATTTCCATCTACCTTGGAGATCGTTCCAGATGCTTGAGATGTAGATCCCTTGATACTCTGGTTAGTCTGATAAGATACTCCTGGTGTCACAGTTGATAGTGCGAAGTTATAGACAGGATAGAACTCAAGAATCTGATCCCTTCTTCCATATCTATTCTCTTGACCATTTGCGTTCTCAATTCTGTTCGATACAGTCTTGACAGAAGCACTGGACAAATCAACAACTGGTGATAGGTATGAAACAGTTGAAGATAGAGTCATCTTGTAGGTAAGTGATCTATCAATACCATTTAGAGTCTCATTGATCTCAGAAGCAACTACCTTTTGGTTATCAAAGTAATGTGCTTCGTTCAAGAATGTCTTCTCGAATCCAGTCTGTGAATATGAAGTATAGTTTGTAGTTGATGAATCAACAGGAATGATATTGGTTGTTTTTACTGAAGTATCAATCTTAGTTCCAGTTACTGTTAGGTAATGGACTTGTGGATATAGAACTTCGAATTTTCTATTGTAAGTAGCGTATACAGAACTACCACCACCAAAAGAACTCTTAGAAGCACTCGTGATAGTTTTGATATTGTATGAATCAACACCAGAGTTTGTTACCTGATATAGATTTGTATTGAATACCTCGGAATTTACACCACCAACATCGGAGACACCTTTGAAGAATACATAAGACTTTCCGTTATCTTCAAATCCATTGTCTCTATGGTTAATCTTGATAACACTGTTGTTATTCTTGAACAACTTAGAAGTTGCGATAGATTCAGAAGTAGCATTTGTCTCAACTGGTTCAGCATCCAACAATTCATATCCAAGATTTTCATTCTTAACTAAGAGTTCTGCTTGCCTTGTAATATCAAACTCTGCTCTGTATAGAGTAAATTTGAGATCTTCGAAGTTATCCTCTGTCCAACTCTCCGTGTTTTGTGACTTATAAACAGAACCGAGAGATGGTTGAGTTGTAATAACTGTGCTGGTAGCAAGATCTGTTTCACCAAGACGTGATGCCCACATTTCATAATCACTTGAGTCGGTCTCAACAACTAGAGCATACTCAGTATCATTCTGAAGATATACTGGGTATTCAAAATCAAATCTAGTTGGTGTTGTAGACTCCGTGAGACCTTCGAAATCGGTCGCTACGCCCATTCTAACTGCTGGAGTATCAATCTCTATGAAGGTCTCTACTTCGCATCCTCCAGCGCCATTGCCGACGCCTTTGACGACAACTGATGGAGATTCGGTATATCCAAATCCAGAAATAGAAACCTCGGCATTGTAAATCTTACCACCAGAGACATTGACTCTAGCGGTTGCTACAGATCCACCAGGAAGTTGTGGACTCTCAATCGTTAAGACGGCACTATCGTAGTTTGCTCCAGTGTTCTTGATTCTGATGTCTGATAGTTTACCACTGTTCTTAGCAATTGTGAGAACAAGATTTGTTCCATTTTTATCGTTTGCTAATTCAACAGAAGGAATATCTAGTTCTTCATTCTGAATGAAGGAACGACCATTGTGGTTGGTAAGAACAAGAGTATAAACCTGCTCATTTGTCAGATCATATACACCAGTGGATGATGGTGTTAGTTCTACACCATTCTTATCAATAATTCTGGAGATAGGACCAGAAGAAGCAGAACTTCTTCCTACGACGTATTCTCCTTGAGTTACTGATAGGTTTCCGTTAGCAAAACACTTGAGATATGTTTCTGGGGAAAGAGTTTTCTCTGTTCCAGGTACGATGTTCTTGCTTGGTTTATCGTAGTCAACATTGGTAATGTATGCCTTGACTGGAATATTGGTGCTCTTCTTGCTAAAGAAGAGATCTAGACCAGTTACAAACAAACCACCGTCATAGTTTTCGATCTTGAATGTTTGTGCCAGTGGGTTTGGTCTGATTGGGTTGTCGGTATTGCTATCTACAAACTGAACACCCTCATTGGACTTGAAGTATGAAGGTCTTGTGGAAACAATACTTGCTGGGTTCTCTGGAAGAACGCCAGTGGCATAGTATTTGACTTCTGCGTAAGTATCAACAGTTGCTTTATCTTGATTTGTGGAACTGGAAGTAAATCTCAGTGTCAAGATGCCAGTTGTAAAACGTAGCTCTTCAGCAGAATCATCATACTCTAGACTATCAATGTCTCCACCCCAAGTTGCGTTCTCTCTTGGTGGTTTGCCAGCGGGTAGAAGAATCAATCCACTAGCGTTTCCATTTTCATCGGTGATAACTTCACCATTGAAAGCAGACAGTGAGTTTCCAGCAGTTCCAGTAAATCTTAGATCTGGGTTCACCCAACGATTGATGTTTCTACCCTCTAAGAAAACAGAAACTTTAGTATTTGGTTTTAGTCTGCTGATAACAAATTTGATTGGTTTGCTTCTAGCAAAGAATTGTAGAGATGTAGATACGATGTTATCGCCCACAGTCTTTGTCTGAACTCCTTTACCAACCTCATTATTCTGAGGACTGATGTTTGAAGAACTACCAACAGATGCTGCTTTGACACCAGAGTTTGCCTGAGTGGTGTTTAGTTCTCCAAGTGAATTGATTGAAGTGAAAGCGGGAGCAGATCCTACCCAGTTTACAATGAATGAATTGTGTAGACTGGAGAAACTTTCCTTCACATTATCTTTCGCTAAGAAGATATTGAAGATGCTTGTATTTGTATCAACAACAAGTGGTTCTACACTTTGATCATACCATTGGTCGATCGCTGGAGATACTATTCCATCTCCAACATATTGAACTACAACAAATGGATTTGGATTGATTGTCTTAGAAGCAAAATCATTTCCAAGAAGTCTGATCTTCGAATATGGCAATGTAATGATATCACCAGATTTTTGATAACCAGCAACAGATCTTTGATCTTGTCTAGTGTATACTTCTTTTAGAGTTAGAGAATCTTCTTTAGATTGTGGTCTTAGAACAGACTGTCTGCTGTCAATAGAGCACTTATAATCAGCGGAAACAAGGTTACCAATACTATGTGATTCAAAATTATCTACAAAGAATCCAGACTTGAATCTATCCAAACCAATCTCATCCTTGACCTGCATGTTCAATGCTTGCTGCTCTAGGATGCTGAGAGTGGTGTAATACTCAAGGCGCTCAATACGCTTCTCTAGTTTGCCAATATCTCTCATCGTATATCTACGATGCTCAACTGGAGTAATTCTTACATCCTTGCTGGTGTTTGTAAATGCTGGAATGTAAGCATAGAATAAAGGAATAGCATCCTTTACTGGATCTGGTTTTGATGGATTTAGAGATGAATTGCCTTCCTTGACAATAAACTCTCCTTTCTTGTTGAGGAAGATTCCATCAATACGATCAAGGTACTGAACCTGACTGAATCTAAATGTATACTCCAGATTTGTATCTGGAGCTGGAGTCGCAGAATATACAGAACCACCACCAGTAAAGTTACTTGTGATTACTTCCAATGATGCGGTGTCTTGGAATCCAGGAACAATAGTTACGGTATTTACTTTTGGTCTGAAGTCAATAACATTCTTGAGTTCGATGTTTCCTAAAACTGATGA